CTACTTATGTCAATTTCAGTATCACAACTTCCGACTCTGTCAACAAGATTGTCAACTAGACCTGTAATAGCAGCCCCAGCGACAAGCACGTCTTCAGAACTTATCTTCTTACCGTTGTCTTGGCACAAATCAATAATATGACTCATGACAAGTTCTTTTATTTCGTTCATTTTTTCCTTTCAGTTATGGTGCTTGACCTGAAGCAAGGTATCACACAGGGCAAAGCTACAAGACTTTCTTATAGCTTCAATTTGCAACAGGTCTTACACCTAGTTTTGTTTTTTATTTTGATACTATAAGTATCTTTCTGCCCACCAAATTGATGAGCAGTAAGATAGTTACGAGTTTTTAGAATAGGATTGATAAAATCCATAATCGCAACCAACACACCAAAAGTAGTAAGTAGGTTTTACTTTGACTTTGACGTTGTCAATAATCCAGTAACCCTTTCCACTACCCTCAGATGACATACTGCCTTTTATAGCAGTGCCACATTTGTTACAGTTGGAAGTCATGCGACCCCTTTCTGTTTAGGTTTTTAGTAGTATTGATTTGTCATTGATACTATAAGTATCTATCTGCACACCCTAAGATGTGCAGTTAGATAATTATCTTCTTGATTTATTAATTGGCTTTACGCTGAAAGCAACGTTGTCGCCTGTTCTTGTGAAAGTAAGCTCACCGAGAATAAAAGCATCACTAGTGCTACCTTTGTTATCCCAGAATCTATCTCTTTCAACTTCGAATGTTACTGTCTTACCGTCTTCAAGAAGTGGTTTGTTACAACCGTGATTGCAAGTCATGTCTTTGTTATCTAACACAAATCTTGCAACGTCTTCTATTTTGATTTCCCCGTCTTTGTAGTAATCGTCAATTTCTTGGCCAACGTTTGCAACTTGAAACCAATTTGCAAAGCAGTTGAAGAAGTCGAAAGACATATCCATGAAATGAATATCTTCTCTTGTTATTACTTTTCCGTATTTTGTTTTTGTAGTCATTTTTGTTTACCCCTTTCATAAGGTTTTTGTATTGGAACTGATTGTTCCATAAGGCGCACAATTTATGTACGCCCTAGCAAAAATCAGAACTAGGTTATTCATTGTTTTTTGTAGTCTTTGTCTTGACTAGGTTTAAAATCTCGTTATCAGTTTTCTGTTCTCACCCTAGGTAGCGGATAGTCGAACGACTTGCCTTAGAAATTAAATTTTGATAATCAGTGTTAAATCAAATTTGATTTTAGTTTTTTCGATTGTCCAGTTTTTTATTCTGTCTAGTTGCCCGCGACTGGATGTCGGGATTTCCACAGGGGTTGGAGCCCACGCTGGTTTACCTTACAGCTTTATCCCAAAGGTTGGCTAGCACGGTCGTGTGCGGGGATTTCGCCTTTTTTTTTGATTCTATTTTTTTCCTTTCGTTTTAATACTTAAATTATATATTGCATATTTTATATTTCAAAGTTATTTAATTATTATTTAATTCTGTTTTATTCTGCGCTGGTTGTTTAAATTAGCGCTCATAAGGTTATTTTGCGCTTGTTTAAGCCGATTTAAGACGGTTGTTGCATATAAGTGGGTAAATGCCCTACTATCTGTACTAAGAAAAATAATTTAAAAAAATTTAGGAAATTATGCAAAAAGACATCGCAAAAGACACTATTAGATTCAAATTTGAAGATGAACAAGTTTGGGCTAGGTTGAATCAAGCTCTATCTGTTGGTGCTTACATTGAAGACGCTTGTATTTTCGCTGGAATAAGTTCCCGTCAGTTTAGGCGTTGGCGTGAATTAGCCGAAAAAGAAGTTGAGCCTTATGCTTCTCGCTGGGTAGAAATACAAAAGAGTGAAGCCCAAGCAGTCGTAAGGAATTTATTTAACATACAAAACGCAGCGAATAATGGTACTTGGCAAGCTAGTGCGTGGATATTGGAAAGAAAATACCCAGAAAAATACGCAAGAAAAGATTTTGTTCAGCTTACTGATAGTAAAGATTATGATGTAGAGCTTTATTGGTCTGACGGTACTATATTTATTGAGAATGAAGAAGATAAGCTTATGTCCGATATGTCCGATATAAAAAAAGAGGAAGAATAATTATGGCTGATGATTACACAAATGAAGAAGAAGCATACATTAATTCTGAATTTGTTGATATTATTACAAGTGAGAAATGGGATTTCCCTGTTCCTTTTGTAATTGATAATCCCGAACAATATGAAAATATGTCAGAATGGGAATTTTACGCCCCACCTACAAACAATATGTACATAGTATGGTCTGTTGAAAATCCAATTATTCAAGAAATGCTTGAAGAAATTACAAAAAGATTAAATGAAGAAAGGGGTAATGACAATGGAGAGTCTGCTATCTGAAAATAAGGGACGTATCTCTTATAAAGTTAAATTACCTGATTTACATTCAGGCCAAACCCCAATAGCACAATCAAATGCACGTTTTAAAGTTCTTGTAGCTGGTAGGCGTTGGGGGAAAACAAGATTAGGCGTATGGCTTTGTATTGCTAAAGCTATGCAAGGTAAGAAGACTTGGTGGGTAGCCCCAACATATAGTATGGCTATGGAGGGTTGGAAAGAAATAAGACGTTTAGGTATTGATTATGGTTGTACCGTTAAAGAATATGAAAAAACTTTATATACGCCAACAGGTGGTTTCGTTACTGTTCGTTCTGCTGATAATCCAGATAGGTTAAGGGGTGCTGGTCTTGATTACATTGTTCTTGATGAGTGTGCATATATAAAAGAAGCAACATGGAAAGAAGTTTTAAGACCAACTCTTACGGAAAGGCAGGGCGGTGCTTTGTTTATCTCTACGCCTAAAGGTTATAATTGGTTTGCAAGAATCTATGATGAAGCTATTAAATATGATGATTGGGATAGGTGGCAGAAACCAACAAGCACTAATCCTTTAGTACCGCTTGAAGAATTAAAAATAGCTAAACGTGAAATAGGTAGTTTTCTTTATAGTCAAGAATACGAAGCTGAATTTATTGAACAAACAGGCGGATTGTTTAAGCCCGAATACTTTAAGTATTACAAGAGAGATAGCTATTCAGATTATGACGATAGCGGTTACTTAGAAGAAAAAGAGGTTTTAAGGTTTGGGGATAAAGAAGTTAATCTAAAAGATTTGAACATAATTACAACTGTTGACTTAGCTACTTCTACTAAAGAGTCTGCTGACTTTACTGTTGCTTGTACTATTGGTGTAGATAAAAACCAAAATATATTTGTACTTGATGTTGTTAGGCAAAAACTTGAAGCCCCAGACGTATTGAAGCTTTTACAAGCTGTATATGATAAATGGAATCCAAGTGTAATGGGCGTTGAGTCTGCTGGTTATCAACTTGCATTAATTCAAATGGCTAAAAGACAAACTACATTACCGATAGTAAGATTAAAAGCAGACAAAGATAAATTTAGTAGGGCGCTACCGCTATCCGCCAAAATGGAGAATGGTTTAGTGCATTTTTCTAACGATTCTTTGTGGTATAGTGATTTAGAAAAAGAGATGTTGCAATTTCCCGCTGGAGAGCATGACGACCAAGTGGACGCACTTGCTTACGGGATATTACAAATAACAGGCAAGAACAGGTTTGTAGCTTATTAAGGAGAATAGAATTTGGCTGAAAGAAGAAGTTTTAGGGACGTAGTTTCAAATATTAGGTTTCGTGATAACAGAACTCAGTATAAAAGAAGTACAGGATTTAATTTTTTTCGTGATGATGACAGCGTTTATGGTAGCAATACTTCATATATACAGGGCTACAACACTAGAGCTGGGGATTGGAACATTGAGGGTTTAGGAAATGGTCAATCTAATTCAGCAGTTGTTGCATGTTTACAAGTCTTAGGCGTTTCCTTTTCTGAAGCTGTTCTTGAAGTATGCACTAAAGATGAACACGGCGATAAGCTAACTGTACCTAACCACCCTTTGACTTTGTTAATGAGAAGACCTAATCCTTATATGTCGGGTGATGTTGTTCAGAATTACATAATAAATGCAATGCACGTTTCAGGCGATGCGTATCTTTTAAAGCAAAAAAACAACGTAGGCCAAGTGGTTGCTCTCTATCCTTTAATGCCTGATAACGTTACACCTAAAGGTACTAAAGATGAACTGATTACACATTATGAATATGAAACAGATGAAGAAAAATTTAAAATTGATAACACAGAAATAGTCCATTTTAAATTAGGTCTTAACCCAGCAAATCATAAACAGGGTTTTAGCCCTTTAAAAACTGTTTTACGTGAAATATTTGGAGATGAGTCTGCTGGTCAAATGGCTACTGCTCTTTTATCTAATATGGGTGTACCTAGTGTAATGATTTCGCCTAAAGATGAATTTGGACCAAGCGAAGAAGAAGCTCAACAAATAGCAAAGACATATCAACAAAAAGTAGCTGGGAAAAACAAAGGTAAGCCGTTGGTTTTAAGTGGTGCTATGAATGTTGAAAAGCTATCATTTAGTCCAAAAGATTTAGATATTGGTTTACTAAGGCGTGTACCTGAAGAAAGGGTATCAGCTGTTCTTGGTGTTCCTGCAATTTTAGCTGGGCTTGGTGCTGGTTTAGATAGAGCAACATATTCTAATGCAAGAGAATTGAGAGAATTTTTTACAGAAAATAAATTAATACCTTTATGGAAAATGGTTGCTGAAGAATTAACACAACAAATATTACTTCCTGATTATGAAGCTTCACAAGTTGCTTATGCTGAATATAACTTTTCTGAAGTAAGAGCTTTACTCCTCTCTCT